CAGCAGGAAATGTTTTTTTCCCGGGTGCTATTCCATTTAAAATTTTAGTAAAAATTGCAAACGGTACAGCAGTTGATCTAAGAGGTGAAGACGATGCTATTAACGAAACAGTTGAGCAAATTTGTAAAGAAATTAATCCTTTAATTTATTGTACTACAGACGACAACAGTGGCACAATGACTGTTGTGTGTGATAATCAAGCATCAGCGGCAGACTTACAAACACGTATTAGAACAATTGGAACAGCGGCAAACTATCCAACAAGCACAGTAACAGCAGTTGGACCTAACAACATTGATACAAGCGGTACATTAGTAACAGTTGCGGCAACATTAATAGCCACATAATATAAAATTACTTTTACTCAAGTAAACTCAAATAGGACCTTCGGGTCCTATTTTTTTGAGTAAATACTATACAATGGCAAATAAAAGTTTAGATGGCGTATTAACCAAAAAGGCTAATACAAGAGAAACATATACAAATGAACAGATCAATGATCTGATGCTTTGTACTGATGATAATCAAGGTTACTTATATTTCGCAAGTAACTTTGCATATATCCAACATCCAGTCAAAGGAAAATTGTTATTTGATCCTTACAAGTACCAAGTAGGATTGATGCACAGTTATCACAATCATAGATTCAATATTAATATGTTACCAAGACAAACAGGTAAGACAACCTGTGCGGCTGTGTACCTTGCCTGGTACGCAATGTTTCATCCAGACCAAACTATTCTTATTGCGGCACACAAGTATACAGGTGCTCAAGAAATTATGCAACGTATTAGATACGTTTACGAAATGTGTCCTGATCATATTAGAGCAGGTGTTACAAACTACAACAAAGGTTCAATTGAATTTGAAAACGGAAGTAGAATTGTAAGTGCTACTACAACAGGAAACACAGGACGTGGTATGTCCATATCATTACTATACTGTGATGAGTTTGCGTTTGTGCAACCTACTATTGCAGATGAATTTTGGACTTCAATATCTCCTACACTTGCAACAGGTGGTCGTGCTATTCTTACAAGCACACCTAACTCAGACGAAGATACTTTTGCTACTATATGGAAAGAAAGTCAAAACAAATTTGATGAACATGGTAATGAAAGCGAAGTAGGTATAAACGGATTTCATGGTTTTACTGTTAAGTGGGAAGAACACCCAGACAGAGATGAAGCATGGAAAAAAGCAGAGATTGGTCGTATTGGCGAAGAAAGATTTAGACGTGAGTATGGTTGTGAATTCTTAGTATTTGACGAAACACTTATTAATAGTATTAAGTTAGCAGGACTTGAAGGTAATGAACCTGTTGAGAATATGGGGCAGACACGTTGGTACAAAAAACTTGAAAGGGATCAAACATATTGTATTAGTTTAGATCCAAGCATGGGTACAGGTGGAGACTATGCCGCGATACAAGTATTTGAATTACCAAGTTACAAACAAGTTGCAGAGTGGAGACACAATACTACACCTATACCAGGACAAATTAGAGTTTTAAAAGATATTGCAGATTATATCAATGCTGAATGTAGAGCACCAAATGCAAACAACATTTATTGGAGCATTGAAAACAATACTATTGGTGAAGCGGCATTGTTAGTTGTAAATGATGTAGGCGAAGAAAACATACCAGGACTATTTGTAAGTGAACCAATACGTAAAGGACACATTAGAAAGTTCCGTAAAGGATTTAACACTACACATAGAAGTAAAATCAGTGCTTGTTCTAAGTTCAAGAACATGGTTGAGAATGACAAAATGCAGATAAACAGCAAAGCATTGATATCAGAAATGAAAGGCTATGTAGCATCAGGCACAAGTTTCAAAGCAAAGCCAGGTGAAACTGACGATCTTGTAAGTGCAGTGCTATTGAACATACGCATGATGGAAGTTTTAAAGGATTGGGATCCAAGAGTGTACAATACATTCAGACAATTGGATGCAGATCAGGAATATGAGGCGCCTATGCCTATATTTGTAACAGGCGTCTATTAGGATAAATATTAATATGATAAACTTGGAAAAAATTGCAGAAGAACTGTTTAACAAGATCAGAGGTAGATATCCCAAGATTACTATTGGTGATGAAGCAAGTACCATTACAAATGTGCCTGAAAAAGCACGTTTCTTCGATTTTGAGTTTAGCAACGGTAATAAAGTTAACGTAACGTTAGATGAAAAAAGTCTAACTATGCTTTATAACAACGATTTGCTTACAGATGCTACAGAGTCTATTAAGCAAAACTGGTACGCTTTTATGAAAGAAATGCGACAGTTTGCTAAAAAGAGAATGCTGAATTTTGATACAAGAGATATAACTAAAAGTAACTTAGACAAGAGAGATTACGATTACCTCTCAAAAAACAGACCCGGAGAAAACCAAATGAGTGAATCGAGACTATACGGAACTTCTAAAACAAGTTTCCAAGATGTTGGCAATGCAAAGATCATTGTTAAACATAATGAGGCAGTTGATTTTGAAAATCCTGCAGGAAGAACACAAAGAATTCATAGCATATATGTAGAGAGCCCAGAAGGCGAAAGATACAAATATCCTTTCAAACATTTAAATGGTGCAAGAGCAATGGCACAACATGTTAGCGAAGGCGGAAATCAGTACGATGCATTTGGAAAGCATATCGTTTCACTCAGCGAAGAACTTTCTAAGTTACGTACTTTCAAAACTTACATGAACAGATCAAGTGTAATGGCAGAGGGTCTTGCTGGTTACATGGACATCGTTAATGAAAGAATTGACTCTGTAAAAGAAACTGTACATAAGTTACAAAGAAATAGTTATTACAAAGAAGCAATGGCAAACTTCCAAGAAACAGTAATGGAAGAAGTACCAGAAGATGTAAGTTCAAATTGGATTGATGAATTAACTATTCGTCAGTTTAACGAAGACTTGAAAGGTGTATTTCCTTACATTTACAATCTTGTTAAAGAAGGAACTAAATCAGAAGCACTTACTCCAGAAAATCTTTTAGGTGAAGATGACGATCCAATGGATCCAGAAGTTTCAGATGAAATGGGAGACAAAATTAATGCGTGGATTGAAAAGTATTCTAAGTACGAAGGCGGTTACGGCACAATGCCAAAAGGTTATGTAAAGTGGGCATTGGACTCAGGTATTGCTACAGACTTTATTGAAGAAAATGAAGATGAAGCAATGGAAGCAAAATACGGTGATGCATACTTGAACGATCCGTGGGATTTAAAGTTTTATAACCAAATGCCAATTACAAAAGCGTGTATGGAAGAACTTGAAAAAATTACAGGCAATGATGACAGTGACCATAATGCAAGAATTATTGATAAAGTTATGAACGGTGACGCTGATGAAAGTGCAGATGTAGAAGAAGGTGCAGTTAAAAAAGCATTAGAAGATGATGCTGAAAATCTAAGCAGAGAAGAGTTTATTGAAAAACATGGTGACGCAGAATTCTTTGACAACTACAATGGTGTTGAAGATGAAAGCATGGACATGCATGGTGACTTTGCTTCACACTTAGATGATGTAGTTGCTAATTCAAAACATGAGCAAGGTCCAAATGAAGTATCAAGCATGGGCATGAACAAATACGGACTTGCGGCAAAACATAAAGATGGTAAATTTATTTCTTACAAAGACGGTAAGGAAACAGGTACTTTTGATTCAATCGAAGAACTTGAAAAACATCAAAAAGAATTAATACAAGACGAGTCAACAACTTTTGAAGGCAATGCATTTGCACAAGCAGTACAAAAAGCAAAAGCGGCAGGCATGAAGAAAGGTGATAAGTTCAAAACACCAGACGGTGAAGAACACACACTTGAAGATGCTATCAAAATGGCAGGACTTAAAGTAGAAGATTTTTGGACAGCAGATGAACTGATGGCCGAAAAAGAACCCACTGACGATGATACCATGGACGTTAAAATTGGTCCAGATGGTTCAATATCAAAAGCAGATGGGGACGCAGAAGAAAGAGGTGAGAAGAAAGAACTTGGCTTAGATGAATTCATCAAAGGTCATTTTGATTACACAACTAACAATTTTCCAAAAGGTGAAACAGCAGTACTTACAGCATGTGAGAAAAAATATGGAGACGAAAGTCTTGCTCCTGCGGCAGTCATTATGAAAAAGTTAGTTACTAACCAAGATGGTGAGATGGAAAGAATCAAACATTTAGCAGGTTTGGATAACTAATTCACTTTTTTGACAAAGTTCCACTTGACTTTATAAGTAAGTTTGTGTTATACTGTTTACAGTACTGCACAATCAAGGCAATACAATAACAGCCAAAGGCAAATTATATAGGAGGCTTAACAATGGCAACATTAGCAGAAATAAGAGCTAAACTGAAAGAACAAGAATCACGCACAAGCGGTAATTCTTCAAGCGGCGGCGACAACGCAATTTACCCATTTTGGAACTTAAAGGAAGGCGAACAGTCAACTGTCCGTTTCTTACCTGATGGGGACGACACAAACACTTTCTTTTGGAAAGAACGTTTGATGATCAAACTACCTTTCGCAGGTTTAAAAGGCGAAACTGACTCAAGACCAGTACAAGTGCAAATCCCTTGCATGGAAATGTATGGTGAGTCATGTGCAATCTTAAACGAAGTTCGAGGTTGGTTTAAAGATCCTACTTTAGAAGATATGGGTCGTAAGTATTGGAAGAAACGTTCATACGTATTCCAAGGCTTTGTAACTGAAAACGGACTGTCTGAAGATGGTACTCCAGAAAATCCAATTAGACGTTTTATTATTGGTCCACAAATTTTCCAACTTATTAAAAGTGCGTTAATGGATCCAGATATGGAAGAACTGCCAACTGATTACACTTCAGGTGTAGACTTTAGAATCGTAAAAACTTCTAAAGGTGGTTATGCAGATTATTCTACAAGTAACTGGGCACGTAGAGAGCGTCCTTTAACTGAAGTTGAAACTGCGGCCGTTGAGAAGAATGGTCTATACAACTTGTCAGACTTTTTACCTAAGAAGCCTTCAGAGGTTGAAGTAAAAGTAATGCAAGAAATGTTCCAAGCATCTGTAGATGGTGAAGCATATGACGCAGAACGTTTTGGTCAATATTTCCGTCCAGCGGGAATGGCGGCGAGAACTGGTGATCCACAAAATAGAGCACCAGCAACTGCTCCAGCGGCAACAACTGCTCCGGCACCTGAGGCAACTCCGGCTCCAGTAGCAGAGGCGGCTCCAGCGGCAGTGGCACAAACTGCACCAGCGGCAGAACCTAAAGCAGACAATAGTGCGGAAGACATTCTTGCAATGATCCGTTCACGTCAAAACTAATATAGCAGTACAGTGTGTGGGGGCAACCCCACACATTATCTGAATAAGGAGATAATATGGCTAATAAAGCATTTGACGTTTCCAAGTTTCGTAAAAACTTGACTAAATCGATCACAGGCATGAGTAGTGGTTTTAACGATCCTACTGATTGGATTAGTACAGGAAACTATGCCTTAAATTATCTTATTAGTGGCGACTTCCACAAAGGTGTTCCATTAGGTAAGGTAACTGTATTTGCAGGAGAGTCAGGAGCAGGTAAGAGTTATATCTGTGCAGGTAACATTGTAAAGGCGGCACAAGATCAAGGTATCTTTGTTGTACTAATTGACAGTGAGAACGCACTTGATGAAACTTGGCTACAAGCACTTGATGTTGATACAAGCGAAAGCAAACTACTAAAACTTAATATGTCAATGATTGATGATGTTGCTAAAACAGTGTCAACGTTTATGGCAGATTACAAAGAAATGTCGGAAGAAGAACGTCCTAAAGTATTATTTGTAATTGATAGTTTAGGTATGTTGTTAACACCAACTGATGTTGACCAGTTTAACAAAGGTGATATGAAGGGTGACATGGGTAGAAAACCTAAAGCACTTACATCACTTGTAAGAAACACAGTTAACATGATTGGCTCACACAATGTAGGACTTGTATGTACTAACCATACGTATGCATCGCAAGATATGTTTGACCCTGATGATAAAATTAGTGGTGGACAAGGATTTATCTATGCGTCATCTATTGTAGTAGCAATGAAGAAATTGAAACTAAAAGAAGATGAAGCAGGTAATAAGATTAGCGAAGTACGTGGTATTAGAGCAGGTTGTAAAGTAATGAAGACACGTTACGCAAAACCGTTCGAAGGTGTACAAGTTAAAATTCCATATGAAACAGGAATGAATCCTTACAGTGGACTTGTTGATTTGTTTGAGAAAAAAGATATGCTTAAGAAAGACGGTAACAGACTTAAATTTGTATCCAAAGATGGAGAAGAAATTAAGGAATATCGTAAAGCATGGGAAGCCGGCGGACCTTTACTTGACAGAGTCATGAACGAGTTCAGTGAAGTTCAGTCAGAGGTAATTACTGATGTAGAGGAAGAGGCACCCGAAACAATCGAACCAGTCACAGAGGAGTAAGTTAAGTATGGATAGTTCACAAATCGTAGATACCTGGAATCTTTTTAAAGAACATACAGATAAAAAGCAAATAGAAACGTTAGCAGAAAGATTTGTTGACTTACTTGCAGATTATGGTGTGTCCGATGAAGCACTTAAAGAGAGTTTAGGTACAGATGATCATCTTGATGCGGCAATTAAC